AACTTTGCTTTCACTTCTGATCCTGCACGAAAACCTTTGTCATCATAGAAGTATGATGCCTTTGCTTTACGACCTGTCAAGTAGATGCGAAGTGATGAAGCATAGTGCATTGACTTACCGCCCGGTGTTACATACGGATCAATCATTGCTGCTGCAACATCTCTTGTGATGTTCGTCTTCAACTGGTTTAACACTAGGAAGGTGCTGTTGGTTTGTGACAATGGAACTGTTAGTTTCATCATTGCCTTTGATAAAATTCTTGCTTTCAACCCAATGGTTTCTTGGGGATTAAATGTGCCCTCGACATCGGTTGAAGTTGGAGTGTTGGCAAGGGAATCCCAAATGAATAACTTGCGAGTTCCCCCACTATTCATAACTGTCTCAACTGCTTCTAAAACCTGCTCAACACTATATGCTGTAATGTATAGAAACTTCCCCTCGGTGCATCCCATGCGAACCAAGAAGTCCTCATCGATGGCTGCCTCTGAATCAAAGTAGATTACTTCCATGCCCATAGCATTTGCATTAGCAGCAATCTGTGCTGCCATATATGATTTGCCCGAACCTTCTAGTCCAGCAATCTCCGTAATCTTTCCAATGGGAATACCTGCTGTTTTGCCTCGACAAATGATGCTGTCCAACCAAGTGCTTCCTGTGGGAATCCACTCTTTTACATTGGATGGATTCTCCCCACTATTGAGGTGACGAGCTACGGTCATTCCCGCACTCTTGTTGAGTAAATCTTTGATATTATCGAGAGATATTTTTCCCGGTGTTTCATTCTTTTTCTTTGCCATTAGTGACTCCTATAAAAAATGGGGCATCTGTATCCCATGCCCCCCTGCGGAATTCATTATTTAAGCAGACAACAAATCATCAAAGGCAGCATCGACACTGGTCTTTTGCTGTTCTCCAGTAACTCTCGTTTCAGAGGATGACTCTTCGGCAGAAGAATCAGAAGAAAGATGCTCATTCAAAATGTTTCGCACTTCATCTGAAGATTTTGCCTCGAACAACTTATCGAAGTCAGGCACTTTTGAAAGAATCTGATCGCACTCTTCCGAGGTCAAATCAATACACATAGTGGAAGTTTTCCGTTTTGGTGTAAGTGATGTCTGGGGGAAGGATGCACCTGCTGGTTTGCCATATTGTAAATCCAAATCGGTGCCGCCATCAGGGTCAGTGATGTCTCCATATTCCGGATTCAACACTAATGTCAGGAGGGTTTCATATACCTTCTTGCCATAACCCCAGACCTTTGGTCCTTCGGTTTCCTCTCCTCGGACAAGGACAGGGGAGAAGAATCGTTGACGTGCAGTCAAGTCCTTTGCCATCTTGATACTTCCCTCATCACCTTCTTTGTAAAGGGACTTTGCGAAGTTACAGACAGCACAGTCTTCTCCATAATTTTTGTTGGGACACAGAAAACCTGAGTTCTGCCCGACGTTGTAGTGGAAGAAATAAGATTTGAAAGGATCTCCATCTTCCGTCGGTAGAATTCGAATTGTTTGTGTACCATCCTGCGGTTTCCAGAAAGAGTTATTACCACCCTTGCTCTGCAAATTCGTCAGTTTACTTTTCATTTTATTTAAATCAATAGCCATTGTTTATTTTCCTTATTGGTTAAGTACGTTACAGCAAATGTCCTATAACGCCAGTTGTTGTTGTTTGTCTTTGGTGCTCTCAAGGTTTCCAATGTGAGTTACTTTACCGACAACTGTATTGTGGTTGAACACTCTAAAGTTGTCGTTCTGTAGATCCCACACTAACTCGTATCCCTCTTTGAGCGGGGTATTACCATCACCTTTTAGTTTTGACTCTAAAAAGGTTTTGGGTAAATCGTTTGTTTTCACATAATTCATAGTTCGTTTTGTTCCGTCTTTTTTGACGAAGGTTCCTTTATAAACTTTCATTGTTTCTCTCCTGTATAATGGAAGTTTTTGCCACGACAATAACCTGTGGTTGTTCATAGGTTGTTTCGTGAACACTGTATGTTGCAATTGTATCTTTTCCCTTCAAAGATTTTACTTGCTCTCGGATTCTCTTTATAAGTGATCCGTCACTTTTAAGATCCTCACTGTTAATACCATAATAATAATGCTTCCGCATTATATTGTCAAGAGGAAAGAATAAACTTTCTGATCCCTTGTCAAAATCTATTATACCATAAGTGCCTATCCTTGTCAAGCTAGATTCCTCACCCCTTGTTTCTATTACGGGTTTGGTATTTTGAAAGAAGTCAACCATCTGGATTGTCGATGATATTGTTTGTTTGATAACATCATAGTAATTTATCAAAGATACTTCTCCCAATGCTTTTTCGATTTGATCTACCTGCATCAAGTAAATATTTTTTAACAAATTTGATCTCGCGTATTCCTGTAGAACATGATAAGCAACATTCTCGTTCTTGCCGATGTCTCCTTGTAGATCTATTTCTTCGGGGTGGATATAGAACAAGTTCACTTCTTTGTGGTTTGTTGATTCCAATATCTTTAGGGCAGCTGCGGTTGATGGATCTCGGCCCTCAATGAACATGTGGGATTCCCCCCTCACACTCTTGAAGAAGTATGTCATGGAAGGACACTTCTCCTCAACCTTCTCAGGCAGGGGGTGCAAAGTTATCCCTCTTGTTGTTTTTGTTTTTTCCAATCCAAAATCTATCTTGTATGTATTGTACTGTGGGGATTCCGAAAACTGATCTGTAACTCCGCACGAGAATCCTCCCAATCCTATGATATTAACCAAAACTCATCTCCTTCATCTTTCCAAAATTCTTTCCACCACTAATTTTTGTCGGGAGTATCCCAAAGGGGGTGGTGCTAAAAATGTCTCTTATATCCTTCAACAAATCCCTGTCTTCATCTGAGAAATCAAGAACTATAGAATCGTGTAAACAAAATTTTACACTACTTTTACGATCTTTTAATAGTTTGTGGATCTCCACCATGTTCCGAAAAACCATCTCAGCTGAGGTTGACTGGATAGTGTAATTTACTGCATGAAAATCATCTGACTTAATCCTTCTTCCGAAGAGATTCTTTATCTCCTCTTTTTCGGGATTGAAGTGAGTTTCCTTTACGACGCTTACGTTGTACAATTCTTCTAATTCTCCAACGCCTAAGCTCTTGCCTCCATACATATAGGCAATCACAGATCTCTTTGCGTGTTGCCTGTCCGTTTTTAAGAAAGTCGAGTTCCATTTGTGTAAATCTCCCTCTGGTTGTTCGTGGCCTGATAGTCCTAGAAAAACTCTCAACTCTGCTGCATTATAGTCGAGTTCGAGTATCCAATCGTTGTCCGGCAAGACAACATCCCTCACCTCTTTATCTAGTGTCATGATCGGAAAAGAGGTCGGTGTAACTGTCAGTCTTCCGGTGATTGTGGAGAATTGACGATACTTCACAAACGGATTTGTCTTTTTGATTTTCTGTATCAAATTTCGAACCTTTAATTTGTGCCTATTTTTGTTTAGGAAGTCGTAATTTATTCTAATTTTCGTTCTCGACATTTCCGAAAGCATCTCATGAAGATCGCAATCAAAACGAAAGTTGTCCGTCTTTTCTGTATCTTCCCATATGCGTTTCATTATGTTTTCTCGAACCGAAAAATAGTCCAACAAAAACTGTTGCGGAACCATGTCGAAAAAGCAGTTCTCGTCAAGGTTAATACCGGAGGTCAAAAAAGATTTATGAAATGCGCGCATTTTTGAATCCACGTTGTGCCACTCTGTGCTTAATTCTGGGGGGCACACTTCCCCAATGCTATCTGACCTAGCAAGAACAGAGCAATAGTCATAGGAACCCACACAGAGACTCTCAGAGTGTTTCCAAGTCACACTCATATCACTTGGTAGTTCATCAAAAAAAAGCTTGCCGTTTTGGTAGAAACCAAAACATTCCTTTTTATTATCCAATACTGAAAAATACAACCTAAATCCTAAAAATTGGTTTTTGTGCAGAAGACTCACCTTCCGATGTTTGTGTATCAATATACACTATAGCACTCCTTATGTCAACCTGTTTTTTAAAATCGAGTGCTTTTTTTGTCAATGAATCAAACTGGGATTGGGAAAGGTTCACATTTTTTTCTCTTGCTCTAACAAAAGAATACATCCTAAGTGCCCGACTGTCCCCAATTTTTTCCATAATCTTCTTGGGGTTCTTGAATTGAGTTTTTTCCCTGCTCATGACGGAGGTTGAAGTGGCACTGGTCGAATAATCGACAACAATGTACTGAGGGTTGTTTGATCTAATCTTCTCATACATTCTTTCGAGCATGATCAAGAACATCTCGAATCCGACCATTGTTGGATCGATATAGATTTCCGAAAACATTTCCTGCAAACTAGGGAATCCCTCCGTACCCAAAGAGGATTTGATATAGTCGGAATTTGGGTTTGCAACAAGTCTCCAAGGAACATGCTTATCGACAATAAATCCATAATATGCTGCTTCCTCAACAAACTTTGCATAATTTGGATCGTTTATATAATCAACATACTTCCCCGAATCATTTGATGCATCGGCATTTGATAACTCTATCATCATCCCCGAAGTGAGTGGATCCGAGAACCTAGAGATTGCGTAATTCTTTAATGTGAACACAGTATAGGGGCAAGACTCTGCAACGTATTTTTCAAAAAGATTTAAAAAGGTTTTAAAATTGATAGTCTTATCTCTATCTTCGTGGGTGAGGAAAAAAGAATGAAAATCTTCTGAAATCTCGTCCAGATGTCTTTGGTAATCATCTTCCCAAAAGACAATCGACCTTGTTGGTTCAAGCCCGACGAACAAACTCTTGTCTGTTATGAAGTTTCTGCTAAGAAGATGAGAGAACCTTTGTCGCAATTCCATAAACGGGCGCGCAATATAAGAGAGAGCATATTTTTCACCCCGACTATCAATGGGTGACAGCAACCCAGATTCTTGCAAAAACTTCTTTCGTGGCAAGAGAATTTGATTTCCCCTCGTGTCCACTTTTCCAAATAAATTTAAAACTCGTAAATCAATTTGCTCTTTTTGAAAATAAAAATTCAAAAAAGAAACAGAATCATATATGACCCGCTCCCTGAATGAATCTTGGGATCCCATGTTATTGTCTCCCATTGGTATTGGCATTACTTATCCTCCTTTTTCTTCTTCTTGGAATCAAGAGACTCTCTTGTTGGTAATTTAGTTTTATGCTTGCCTCCCAAATCGAATCCATTTCCAGGAGATTGTCGGGTTGCTGTTATCTTTGTCTCGTAGTTTCCACCCTGTATATAATTCGACACCTTTGTTATGACGTAGTATCCCGAAATTCCCAGTTCATTTATTTGAGAGTTTTTGTCCTTGACATTTCCCAACCTTAACGCGGATGGGTTTACCACTATGACGGAACCAACTTGGAAAAATGTATTTCCGAACATCGTTATCTCGACATCATACTTGCCGGATATGGGAAACCTTGGGTTATTGAATGCTGTCCTGCTTCGAAGCATAGCATCTGCCCTCAGCATTTCATTCTCTTTTAGAGAAAAGTTTATAGACTTCAAGAGGCCGGATTCACCACCCACGAAAAAGTGAGGGATGCCGTCTTTGCCATCTTCAACGAAATCAAGCTCTCTCCTAGCGGGAATAGTTTTTGGGCCAGAGTGTAACATAAGGTAATCTATTGTCTCTCCACCGAATCGGCCGAACTTGAGTTTTGCTTCTCTAAGTGATTTTCCATAACCAGAATTTGCCTCCTGCATGTGGTCTTTCTTCACTTTCGGTGCGGCAGTTTGTCGGAGTTCACGAAACGACACCCGACTATCACTCGGAACAGATCCTTTTGGATTTGAGAATCCAAAATAATCTTTCCCACTTTTCTCGTAAGGTACAGAGATCATCGTCTTCGATACACCTATCTTCTGCTTGGGCAAAAGAGCAAACTCATCATCAACAATGGAGAGGGACTTTATAGAAAGTTCCATAACACCTCTGAGAAACTTTGTAAATGGCATGTTGACAACCTTTTTGCTTATATAGTTTTCCTCATACCAATGTAAAAAGGTGCTCAAGGAAACCGGAACATCTGCCAAACACCTAGAGTATTCTTTCATGTCTCTCTCTATTTCTGCAAATTTCTCTCCACCTGCTTTGGATGCGACCTGCTTATCTGCTTTTGCTGTTCTTTTTATAGAGACAATCCCGTCCTTAATGTCCACATCATAAAATCCAAACAGTTGATCTGCGTTACTAAATGTCGTAAACACAGTGGAAGTAACAACTACCCTAAACTGATCCCACATTTTTTTATTTTTTGCCTTCAGCTTATTGAGTGCGATCTCTATCAAATCTCCCAAGTAGAAATACTTTATACTATAGGTTCCCGTAGAGGAGTCGAATGCCGGTGTTGACAATGCATTGAAGAAGGTTTTTAAATTACTCTCCTTGTCCCCCTCCTTCTTTTGGACAGGGAGTTTCGCAAGCTCATTTGCCTTTTTGCCCTGATCCGGCATCTTCTCCACTGAGCATCTCGGATCTTCCAGTGGGTTATTCGCAATTTCACTATCGATCTCATTCCCGGTAGTGGAAAAAAGCCTCTCTTGAAAATCTTGGCCACCCCAGCCGTAAGTTAGTGAGTACTGCTTTAGTTGTTTGTGAGAAATGATCCCGTCGCTTCTTTGACCTTCGAACAAGTTGCGGGAGGGATTAGAGTCATAGTAGTCATGATAGGTGTACACCTTTTCTGTGCCAGTGCTGCTTTTTTTGGCATACACTTTCAGATATGCTGGTGTCGATGACTGATCTTCCGAAACAGACATGGCTTGTGTGTCTAAACTTGGCACGTCAATTGTGGAAATGTATGTGTACCCGTCTATGTCTTCGGGTTTTGCGGATATGTTGCACTCTTTCTCCGAGCTGCCATCGGCAAAGTTTTGTTCTGGATCTTGATACTGGTATCTGTATAATACATCCTCTTTTTTTACCTTATATACTCTGATCTTTTGTTTGCGTAATAGTTCCTCGACAATACTTGAATGAATTTTTCCCAGGTCAGACTGTGAGTTAGAAATCTTTCCCTTCAGAGCTACGACATTAGCTGGGACATCTTCTCCTGTGTCGGGATCCTCCTCTTTCATAACGTCCTTGTGCTTCCCCTCTTTGACTTCTTTTTGAATCTTCTGCAATTCTCTCTCAAGTCTCTTCTGTTCCTGCATCTCCTTCTCGTTGTATAAAATATTAGAATGATAAGCATTGTTGAATTGAGATTCCAAATGAGATTTATAAGTCAAGTTTACTGTCACTGCACCCTCTTGGCCAAAATCCAAATCAAAATTTGTCAAATCTAAGTCAAGAAGAGTCTTCTGCTCACTAAGCAACTTTATCGCCCTCTCAACTGACTCCCTATTTTCCCCGTCCCTGAATACCTTTTCCAATTCCGGTGTGATACTCCACCCAACCTGCAACTTTATCCTAAAGTGATCTGGGTTTTCTTCCTTCTTCTTGTTATTACTATCCTTGTTTACCTTATATTTGGAAGATAGCGTAAAAAGGTCAGAATATCGCAAAGAACTATCGTTCTGTCCAATGACAGATGAAAATAAATCAGATATTCTTTCGGCAAATAACTGGACGTTTACAACAAGTGTTGTCTTCTCGGCAAAGGCCGTTGTTCCCTGAAATGACCAATCGATATTCTTGACTCCCAAGTTTGGACTAGACCCCCCGATCAAGTCGGAAAAAGATGTCTCTAAATCTGCGTTGTACCTAATCTTCTGGTCTATGCCTGCGTGAGTGGGAAAGACAATCTCCTTCTGACCTTCGGGCACTGACTTGAAAAACCTCATCTCCGGCACCAAAGAAGAGAAGTGATGAGACTTTAGGTGAGACAGGTTTAACATATTCACACCCATCAACTTGCTCATAAAAATCTCTGGCTCGTCGTCTTCGACGCAAATAAAGTTTTCGTAACTTGTTTCTGAGTTGATAGAAGTTAAATTATATAAATTCAACATCAACAAGGACTGTTGTGACAACCTCTGTTGATTCTCTTTCTCTCTTTGTTTCTTCTCTTCCTCTTCAGAAGGCATACCTACACCTCATACAAATCCAATACCCTCTCCAAAGGAACTGGTACATAAACTGTGTCTCCTGGGGAGAAATGGGAATCTGTTGGCTTCTGATTGAACGCCGCAATAACCCACCACAACTTAGAGTCTCCATAAAATTTATGCGCTAATTTGAAGAGTTTCGAACCTACCGTCCACTGAACATTTATGATATCCAGTGTTGAAATCTCTTCCACCGTCAACCTCCTGAGAGTGGGTGTTCCGTAGTGTTTTATGAACTCCGTTTTTCCCCTCTCTTTCCGAAGGTGCTTATAGATATCCTTGGAGTTGTAATAAATTTTTCTATTTCCCATTCTGTCAGACATTATCTACTTCTCCTAGTTTGTTATACCATTTTTTAAGTTTTGTGCATTCTTGACATCATCGTCAATTGTTCCGGTTCCCCCATTGCCTATGGGGGCAGTATTGGAAATTTTCTTATTCGGTACTTTTATGTCACCGTAGGGATAGTTCTTGGTCGCAGGAGATAAAGATTCTCCGTCAGAGTTCTGGGACTTTTCCCACCCCAGATCGTGAGTGTGGACAACAGTAAAGGTACAAGAAAGTGAAATAGTTTGTGGATAAATCTTTGTCTCCGTTCCCTCCGTCTCATTGAAGAATCCAGACTCCATGTCCGGAGTATAGGAGAACCCACTTATCGTCCCGAATAATCCAGAATCTTCTGCTCCAGCATTTGCCTTTCCGGTGGCGTTCTGTATTAAATTAGCAAACTTCATTTTGAAAATAGGAGGGGCACTCATAACCTTGCCACCCTGGGACTTGGAATAAACAGGATATAACATGTTCATCAACTTTGAGCATCGACTCATATGCTCTTTTGCTTCTGCCAATGTTGACGAAGGTACATCCCACGACAACTGAATTTGTCTAGTTGTTCCCCTATAGGACTGTATCGAATCCATGCGACCAAAGACCTGCTCTTGGTTGAATTCCGTTTGATACTGATCATCAAACTGCGTTACGAATGCTTTGAATCTCACACTCTCCGAACTTGGAACGTGAAGTATCTCGATGAACAATTTTGAGTGATTAGCAAGATTGTCACTGACATCGTTTTCCAATCCGGAACTAAAGAATGGTTTCTGTTTCTGCGTCATCTATTTTCCCCTCCTATGCCGGAGCTATCACCTTTTCAACAGTGGTTGTAAAAATTTCTCTCAACTTGCGGTCGTCCACGTTTATCCCGACGTTGACCTCAACAGGTTTGGTGGGAGCCTGCATGGCTGATGGTTGTGTCTGTGGACTGACCGTGGATACTGGGACTGGTGGGGCGGGTTTTGGTGCCGAGGGGATTATAGATTTGCCTGCTGCGATCTTTGCATTTGATTGTACGTGAACTGCTGCCATGTCACCTGCTGCTGCTTTATTGTCAACCATCTCTTTAAACTTGGGGTCTGTCGAATACAACTTTACTGCTTTTGTGGTGGTGCTGTCTTGGGCATTATCTAGTGCAGCAAAAGCATTGGTCATGCCACTGGCAATTCCCTTGGCAGATGGTTTCGGTGATATTGGTTTTGCCGTCTTCTTAGTTACAGTCTTCTTTTATCCCGGATCATCCCGCAGTAAATTTGCTATATGAGGAGCTAGTGCCCCCTGTATAGTCTCATTTCCTGCGACCAGTTGTCCCAAATATTGACCACCCAATGCACCTGCTATGGAACCGAATGGTCCACCGATGGTTCCGACTACACCACCCAAGATGCCCCCGATGATGCCACCCGCCTCTCCCAATAGTGCTTTTGCTTTTTCTGCTTTTGGCATATCGGAAGATAGGATACTCCCAATACTTGCTATTCCCATGACCGTAGAGATAATGGGGCCTGCTGCTTTGGCAACTAACTTTCCAGCATTCTTCATCAATCCACTTTGAAGTAATTTAGCCGGATTCATCTTTGACACTCCCGTCATTGCTTTAGAACCAAGTGATTTAACTCCACCAAGTGCTTTAGACCCTAATGATTTCACCGCACCAAGGCCAGGTATCTTTCCACCAAAGTTTCGGATGGAACCGAACATTCTCCCAAGACGACCTTTTGGTTTTGGCGATGCCTTTGTTGATGCTTTTATCCTGGCCAATCGTTCTGTGGAGTCATATATTCTACCCTGCTTATCTATCCTGAACCTTTTTCCCTTTTCTCCTGTTGTGAGAAATTCTTTTCCCTTGCCTTTGCCACCGAAGAGGTTGCCTGCGGTGTCGGCACCGGGTGAACCACCAACAACCTTAACGTGCATTGGGTTCGTTGCGGTGCCAAGCTTCCCTGTCTTCTCTCCACTCATGGCTCCACCGAATGCTCCACCGAGGGCTCCCTTTACTCCGCCTTCTTTAAACCCCTTAATGCCACCAGAGATCATTCCTCCTATGCTCTCTTTCATTCCACCGAACATTTTCTTCGCACCCATCGCTCCCTTGAGTAGAGTAAATCCACCAGCTATGGCGGTAATTGCTCCACCAAGGACAAGGGCTCCTGATGCGACTCCCTCCATCAGACCCTTGTGGTTGCCGATGAAGTCCGATATAGTTTTGGTCAGGGGTGCCAAGAACTTGCCAATTCGATCAAACGATTGTGTGACAATTGTTGCCAGTTTTTCCATGATAGTAATAGCATCGTTACCCAACTTTAATAAATTTGTCATGTCTGCCCTAGCTGCCTCGGTTTCATCTAGTTTGGAAATATCTAATGTCCCATTCATAAACTTGGCAACCTTATCAACCGACATCCCCATCGCATCAGCCATGGCCTTCTTTTGATGATATGTGAAGTCCTCAAAAGATTTTCCTGTTGCATCCATCTGCTCCTTTATTGCTTCTGCTACACCGGCCGGTCCTTTTTCGGCCTGAATGGACATCAACTCCATAGTATCTAGGAACTGTCCTCCCATGATGTAGTTAAGATCGGAAACTGTGTTTGCTGCTCCCTCAAAGGTGTCGAACTTTTCACCCATAGCAACAACGTCACCAAGCTCCATTCCAAGTTGTCTTGCAACTCCGGCAGATCGGAGGAATGTTTTCTCCATGTTACTACCAAAGGCAGAAAAAGATCCCATAGATCCTCTAAATTGCGAAGTCAAATCTCCAAATGACATTCCCATGTTATCTGCTGCGCCCTGAAGTCTCGCAAATGTTTCTTGTGCCTGTTCTGTGGACTTGCCCATGCCAACGACCTGATCACTCATTATTTGAGAGAAATCTTCCGAGGATACACCGAGTCTCTCTGTTGCTATCTGGACTTCCCTGAATGCTAGAGTCTGTTGTCTTGAAATTCCACCGACTCCTGCTAACGCATTTTGGAGTTTTGCAGCAGACTCCATTAGTTCACCGGTTGACGCAATTAATCCATCCGTAGCTACGGATGACTCAATCATTTGGGTCGTGTACTTTCTTCCTGTGCCGGTGGCCTTGCCGAACTCGACACTCATCTTGTCAAAACGGGCCCCAACGAAGATTGCTGCTTCTGCCATTTTTTGCAGTCCTTGGACGGCAATATTCGACATGGAAAACATGCTCGAAAAACCCTTACTTAATCCCTTTAGGGTCTGTTGCTGCCTCTCTCCACCTGCGGCGAGGTTTTTCAATACATCAGAAATGCCGCCTTTTTTTGGTTCAGACATTCCCAACATTCTACCCGCAGATTTTGCCAGTTCTTCACCATATGATGCTGCTGTTTCATACTTTTCGTTTATTTCATCCAGTTCATCGCTTAGATCTTCATGCACTTTTAGAATTTTTTTAGATTCAACTAGCTTATCTTGCTGTGCCTTGAGTGCTTGTTCGTCACCCTGCAAGATGCTTAGTAGGATCTTGTCCGATTCGTCTAGAATGGCAACATTATCTTCAAGTTGTTGCCTTTTTTGATTTTGGACTTCGGCCGATGCCTCCGAAATTCTAAGGTGCTGTTCTGCTATCTCCTTCAACTGAAGTGCTGAACGAATTTGTTCTCGAATTGTTTTTGCATCCTCCGGATTTGGCATCTCTCCTCCATCTGGAGTATTACGAAGAGGATCTCTAGTGCCACCACCTTTTTCCGGAGACAAATTATCAGTGAGTCTCTTTAATAGATCATTTAGTGTATCTAATTGTTGCTTTGTTATTTCTGCCACTTAGTGTGCCCCCTCTATTTGAAAGGCCACTTTATCTTTGTGCTTTTCTCAAAGTTTTTTACAGCAGTGTTAAGACTTGCTCGATTTCGGTGAGTGATTGGGTTGTCTAGTCCGTATCTCTGGTATGCTGAAAGGTATCTCTTTTCTTTTCCGAGGACTTTTGCGAAATCACCGATCTGTTTCTTGGTGCCTTTCACGTTTACGGGAACAGAAACATTTCCACCGAAGACATATGTCATTGCAGTCTTAACGACATTGCCAAACATCTTCAAGAAACTCTCATTGAGTTCACCATTTGCAGCTGCATTGAGGTCTATTGTAATCTTCTCATTTCCCATATGCAAGTCCTCCAACTAATAAATAGTAAAGAAAAGAGAAAGCATCACCTGTTCTTTTTGGATGCCTGCTCTTGTGCTTTTTTCTCATCTTCGAATTGTTTTACCAACCTTCTCAAAAACCATCTTCTAATCTGTATAGGTAGATTGTATACCTCTATGAAGCTCCAACCGCCATGATGTTTGAGGTTGAAAATCTCCTCATAAACAGACTCAACGTATTCATTCGTCAGGCCAAAAAAACGTAGGAGTGATGGGCACCTCCACGGGCCCACCTGTTCCACAATGTTGGCAAGAAAAGTCGTGCTCCAAATTCATTGTAGGATTGATTATCTTATAAACTCCCCGAAGGAATCTGGAGTCTATTGCTGGCATCGACTCAACGAAGTTCGAAACTACAGAAGGATCCCTACTCCCGTTTACTGATGCAACAATTCTTTTCAAAAGGTTGGTGAACGAACTTGGAGGGAGCTTGTGCTTTTCCATATTCTGTTCCATTTTTTCCAAATCCTTTTCGTCTTTTGAACTAAGAAATCTTATTTCAACTTGCAGCCCTGTCTTTGGCAGGTTTACAAGAGGAAGTCCTGCATCACTCATTTCCACATTATCCAATTCCCCAACTGATCCCTTTATTGCTCCGGAGAATTTCTTAGCGCTCTCCAAATCAACATCAACGTCGGAGGACTTATGGCAACTGGGGCATGGGACTCTTACAGCATACCCTGGTCCGTATCCCGAAATCCTTGCCGCGACGGTGAGTGCATTCTTGTCTCCAATAAGCAGATCTTGAACCTTCACATTCTTGTCAAGAATGACACTCTGCAACATTCTATCTATTGCTGTTCCATTTTTCAACAAAGCTGAAGAATTAAGAATGTCTTCCTCTTTTGCTGTCATGTATTTTATTTCAATAGTTTCCTGCCTGTACAGGGGGTGATCTTCGGAGTAATATGCTCCTCCCGATGGGAGTTCTACGAATTCGGTTGGCACCGCGAAACTCAGTTGATCTCCAGATACAGAAACAGGGGCAGAAGTATCTACTTCCCCCCCGATCTTATCGAGATTATTTCTTTTTGTCATAAAAACCTATCTTTCTCTAATCAGCCTTGGGTTCGAAAAACTTGCCCATGCCCTTTGTTGGGTCGTCTGTTTCACCAACACTGGCAGTGCCGTCACCCGTCTTTAACTCTGCCCAATCATATCTTACAGTAAGTGTGACATTTGTTAAGTCGTCACTTTCGTAACTCAACTCACCAAAATCCACATTTGTAATAAAAGCATTTTTCAATTCCCACTCTTCTACGACATTATTCGCATCAGTTGAAAATTGACGAATTCTGAAACTCTTCAGGGCATCGACTGCCTTCTTTTTCGTAATTGCATCAGTGACATTGTTCGTACCAGGTATGATGTATCCACACCCTGCAAGGATGCCTGCCATTTTACCTGCGGCCGAGGGAGAAATGGGGTCTACCAAGGTTACGTTTACGGTATCCCACTCGACGCGGCCGGGATAATAAAAAGTATGATTGAGATATTTATGACTTACTTCACCGACGGTCGCAGAAGGTTTCTTGACTTGAGTTACCAACCAAGTGTTGTCCTCTCCAATTCCTCCAATACTGCAAGTAAATCTATAACTTCTCTTAGGGGATGTTTCAGGGTTTGTCCAAAAATTTGCCATTTGTATAATTCTCCTTAATGTAAATACTTTCTATTTTTATTTTTAGTCATCAAAAGATGCTCCACTGCGAAGAATTGTAAAATCAATCGCAATATACTCGGCAGTTCTGGTTGGTTTCAAAAGAACCTTGGCATACATAATATTTCTATCTACCAAATCTGCTGTGGTTGTTGAGTCGTCCAAGACAACCTTGAAGTCCGTCAAACCGAAATCGTTTTTGATTTTCTGCAAAAATGGGTTTGCTTCACCAGTGAATCTATCCCATGTTGCCTGTACATTGGGGGTGAACAGTAACGTGGAGGCAATTCTAGAAATTCCCTTTTTCACATGAATCATCAAACGACGGACGTTGATTCTGTCAAGTGCGGAAGGTGTCGTCTGCAAGGTCTTTTGACCAAAGATTACAATTCCTTCTGCTGGGAATTTGGCAATTGGGTTGACACACCTTTCATAGAGTTTATCTCTCTCTTTTCTGGAGAGTTGCTCACGCACGCCGACAACCGGTACACCTGCTGCTCCATCAGTCAATCCACCTCTGGTGAATCCTGCTGGTGCGAACCAAGGTGCTGCTACCTTATCAGTCGTTGAGAAAGTTCCCAATGCTGCGATGGAAGGTGGCATCCAAATCAAGGTACCTGGACCTGCTGTATCACGTACTTGCACCCAAGGATGGAATGCACAAGCATAACTCGTGTTCAATCCACGATTCTTCAACTTATTCACTACCGAGTCAACAGAACCTTGTCTCGTTGCGGCAGTAGAAGTTGATTCGTGCGTTGGCTCATATCCACCTGGAAGGTCGATGATGGCCAAGGAATCTGCTCTGTTCTCGCAAGTTTGAATCAAGTGGTCAGTAATGCTGGTGTTCGTAATTCCCGGAACACATGCAGCATTCATCTCTACCACCTCCGAGTCCGACACAGAGTCGATTGCTCTCTTGAGAGAGTGGAACGGAGAACTGTTAGTTTCCGACTTGCCAGTGAGGAGGGTATTGCGGAAAGGATCTCTTTCCTTGATGTCGAGTCCGTCAGAACCACCGAAGAGTGGCATCGTGAATGAATCGAAACCTGCGTCGAGGACAGCAGTATAGGATCCGCTGTACCCTCCGGTTGGAATCTTAGTGGCACTGGTGTTTGCCGTAATAGAAAGACCTGCGGTTCGGGAACCTGCAAGATAAACTCCGTCGGGTTGGACGGCAACTGAACTTGAGACGTATCTAACGTCATCCAGTGTAAAAGTTGTTTGATGCTCGACACCTGCTTGGGAACCATCAAAGGAATCATAAAAACTTGGTTTTGCTCTCAGCAAATCAAGGTTACTCTTTTCAAACTTATTGGTAGTTCTCTCCGTTGAATCGAATCCAAAATAGGCAGCCGAAGGATCTGTCAATCCGCCATCAGAACTTGATGTTCTAAGTGAGATTCGGGGGAACTTGCAAACAACCGTGGATAGTGTTGCACCGACCGAGGAGGAAACTACCAAGTTGCAGTTATCCAATCCACCGGGCTTGACAATACTTGCTGCCAAGTCATTGGCACCGTGAACAGTTGTTCCAGTGACGGTGCCACCTTGTCCAGCAGTAATAGATGTGGAAGAGAGTCTAGTTGGACCTTTAAAACCGAAAGGTAGGGATAGTGGATTTAACCCACCATTAGCAACCTTCTCCTTCAAGTCAACTCGGATGTATTTCGATTGATTGTTGTAATCACCATATACATTATATCTCCTCTTTGTGTTGTCCCATGTTCGATACTTGTCACCAACTTTTGCTGCAAGGAAATTTGGAGAATTCGGATTGAGATTACAACCAGTAAAAGATTCCAAAGGTTTTTTGTTTCCATCGTGATCGTTAATGTCTCGGACTTCAACGGTGAAGGTTCCATAGGGATCGTTCTTGGGATCTAAAGAAGCTTTGATGTCGGAAATGGAAAGTTTAACTTTTCGTTGTGCTTCCTCCCCTTCATCCAGAGCAACAAGTGTGAATAACTCTTCCTGAGAGGCGGCCGCATATCCAGCCCAGTTTGTTGTCAAATCCTGTGCGATTACGATACCTGAACGTGCAGAAGTTACTGCTCTCTCGTGTGTATGTCCATTCTTAATCGGAAGGACAACAGCAAGTGCTTTGCCCGACTGAGCATTGGCAACACCGACTGTATCATAGATGTCTCTCTCAAAAGTTTCACCCAAGAAATAGTCTGACTTTGCTGTGTTGATGTCACCCAGCATGGTTGGGTCTGTATTGAAAACTTTTCTAATATAAAGATCTGAATTTGGGTTCAGGTCAAATGAGGAAGTCAATGTCGTAGCATTGCCCTTGCCGATAACTGCCTTGAACTGGAAGTCTCCACCAGAAGAACGAACAACCGTACCAACACCGTCGGCACTGGCGTCTCCTGATGCGTAACTTCCCTGGAGTTTGACATATCCTCCATCAAGATACCAGACTGCTGCAAGTTGGGCATCAATTGATGCTCCGGAACCAGAGGGCATGATGAAAAGGCCGTAAGCCCCACCATGAGTACTGGTGTTGTTTCCAGGAGCTTTTACCGACCACCCTGCGGCACCGTTGGTGTCTGCCTCTGGATGTTTTGCTCCCAATAATCTAACAACTGTTAATGCGCTGGAATTTTTCAACCATGCTTGTGCCGCATAAGTGGCATACATAGGAGAGGTTTTATTACCGTTTCTCCACACATCCCCAGTCTCACCTCCGGCAACGGGACTTCCAAATACTGCCTCAAACTCTGCCATCGAGGTAACTCTAATTGGTTTCAGTCCTGGACCTCTGAGGGTTCTACCGACAACTACGGGACCAATGTCCTGTGGTGTTTTTGGGAGTTGAGATTTATCGATTTCATCGAGGAAAACTCCGGGGGATACAAATCTAAATTTTCTTGAATCTGCCATTTTCAACTATCTCCTTATGTGTGCCTATACGACAATTGTTTTACTGTCACTTACTAAATAGTATTTTTATTTTCCAAAGGAAGGGTTTATCACACTTTCTTTACTCTTGAATCCGACACGGATTCCCTCTCTCCAGTGATTTTAATCTTCGCGACACCTTCTTGTTTTAAAATTTTTGGTTCACTATCGTTTGTATCTTGACCATATAGGTATCCTAATACATTGATTGTTATAGCCGTTTGGTAAATTCTCTCCTCCTGGTCCACAGAAGAAACATTGTTCGAAAAAGAGAAGTCTGGCTGTATAAATGCCTCATAGTGGTGTCCATCTTTTTTAATCAAAAAACTGTTTATATTTCCAGTCTTAGTTATAAATGGCTGCAACATCTCATTCATCTGTTGCTGATATTCTGTCCTCAAAGTAATGAGGTAGCTCATGTCAACATAGGTAGGAGATTTTATAAAATAAGAATTCTCCACAACATTAGAATTTTCAAAACGGAAATTATCTTGCTTGTAAATCCTTTTAGCATTGCTTGATGCAAATTTGGATGTTTTTTCTTGATTTATTTTACCGTGAGTATAGTAGGTAAAATTATTATACTTATTAATCGGTGGCATGTATGCCTGTAGAGATCCTCTTCTGGATGGGTCTTTGTTTATCCCCGTTCTCTCAACAGAGATAACCGGAAAGATCAGTGAACCTTCCGAATCTCTCAATTCTTTGTGGTTTTTTATCTGATAAGATCTCTCTCCGCTTACCCATATTACTGGGACTTTCTTAAATCCCTTGTTGGTGGTTGAGTGTATGTCCATATCTTCTTTAACCCACCCAAACAAGGCAAAGTCCACAGTCTCTATTTTTGATGGTTCAAGTGCCAACACACCTTCTTCTTTTTTAGTCATATTCTAAATAGTTCAACCCGAACCAAAGGGGCTCTTGAACCATACTCCGTTTTCGTTAAAGTAGTACTTATTTTGAGTGGTAAATGGACCGACTGCACTGGAGCCTGTGTTCGATAGATAGACGACTCGGCCGGAAAAAGAGGATGAGTTGTTATAAAATCCTGTCAATATTGCTCTGTCTTCCGTATCAGAACCATTCAGGTGCAAAACATCATGAAGGTCTGGCATCTCTAGACTTGCTGTGGTGGCAACGATCTCACTTTCACTAAAGAATGGACTTGGATGCCAAACACCGTTCTCATTGAAATAGAACTTTCTCGGCAAACGAAAAGAGTCCACAGGACTTGATCCCGTTGAGGCAAGATAAATAATCTTACTGGCATAACTGCTTGCACTGACATGATATTTATCCAAAAGTGCCCTGAAGGTTCCTCCGGGGCCATCGTCTGCAATGGACAGAACACCATTACCAACTGAAATTATAGTGTCTCCACCACCTCCACCGGAACCTAGAAGTGCCCACGATCCGTTTTGGTAAAACTGGAATGCGTTATCTGTTGTGTTGTAGATCATTGTCCCGTTTGCAGCAGTGATAGAATTTCTCTGTGTCGTCGTCATTCTCGGTATAACAACACCACCGGTGGTTGAGTTGACGTTCAGTGTGTTGCCATCAAAGGTGAGGTTTGCCTCACCCTGCATCGTAGTCCCATTAACTCCCGTCAAGATCCTATTGTCTGCCCCATTGTTGAGAGTTAAACTGCTTCCTCCACCTGAACCCGTCACGTCAACTGTCATCTTCCCTACATAAAGAAATCCCCTAGCATGGGTTGGGACTCGATCATTTCGATAATCTTGTAAAAAGATGATACCACTGTAGTAGTCTATTTGCCAATCCGTCTCATCAAGTGATGTAATCTCATTTGTTGCATCAGTCGGATCACCTTTGTAGAGTTTTAAAAAGTATGGGTTTGCTCCTTGGTTTGAGAAGTTGGGAGGAACAAGTTGGACCTTCCCTAGTGTCTCGTAAACAACTTTATTGTTATCGTAGTACCCGTTTCCTTTATATGAATTGCTTGAAAGTGCCTCGTAGTTGCCCGTCATCACGAGTTTATATCCATGTGTTCCGGCCGCAGTATCTTCGTCGCCGCCGCCGAAACCGACCTGCCCAAACGAACCAGTGTTTGCGTCATACGATGTTCCGCCAATAGCTTGAACTATGAAGTCAACGTATTCCACAGTAGCCGCAGATCCCGCACTGGCACTTTGCATCAAGTAGAGAGTCTGTGCGGGGTTGTCGGGGATCGACTGTCCGAAGATCGTCTGAGAGGACACCTGTATGTTTGAGGGTATTGCCTCCTGAGCATCGGACTTGAGGTTCGATGTGTGTGCTCTTCCTAGTAATTTCTTTTGCGAGAAAAGAGTTGCTGTTAGATTAGATTTTCCTGCCATACTTTATAACTATGATCCATATACAAAAGATATTCGAGACAAATATCCCGTCCAGCCTTTGTGCGCGGTTATCCTTACTACTAAATAGTCAGCATTTCCTCCCGAAGTGCCATCCAGTGTTGCAGTTCGGAAGTTTATACCATAAGCAGTGCCGTCTGCATCTACAGTTTGGTTCACATCTCCGCCTCCTCCATTGAATCCACCGACATTTTGAGTGATGTCTTCGGAAACTGATGCTGGACGTGCCATATCTAACCAACCTGTATCTCCGGGAATCTTCACCTCACAATGAATGTTCTTATTTGCCCCCGGAGAACCAAGATTGAAAGCACCACCTTTTGCGACGAGGTTGGCATCACCATAGAGAGTGACAGTTGCAAGAGAAACGTCACCAACCTGATTTGATCGGAAATAACGATAATATTCTCTCGTTGCAGTCGTTAAGGTAGAGTAGTTGGGGTTGCCTGTTGGTGCCTGTAATTGACCTGAGTTGGCAACAGATCGATAATCTCCGTTCAACCCTCCTTTTGAGGGTGACACAAGACGACCACTGTAGATAGCTAATCCGTTAGAGTATGTTGCATATGATCCCACATCGTTGACACTCACTGTGGAGTTCCACTTGTTACCAGCATTGGTGACACTTGCCTGATTTGCATACGCCCCTGATTGAAGTCTAAATACCTCTCCATCCATTGGCTCGTTAGTGTTCAAGTTTCCGCTCTCACTTCCACTGAATACCAAGAAGCTGTGTTTGCTCAATGTAGATGTTGTGAGATTTGACTTCATGGGGTGCTTTACTCTAGAATTTACCGATGCTGTATGGGAAACCGATGCATGTGCTCCAACTAGAGATGTAGACGGATCAAACGAAATCGTGCCCGTAACAAACATGACCTGATTCTGAGAGTTTGCAGTTGTTGCCAATGATGGCATTGCTTTTGTTGATCCGTTTGTTGTTCCCGGTGATGCAAGTCCGGTTCCGTTTGTGGTTATCTTTGTTGCAGTAGTGTTTGTTGTCGTGGGGAAACTGATGGCATCACTAAGTCTGTAGTATACGTTCTTATGGGCATTGGAAACGGCATACCGATAAGATGAGGAACATGCTGTGAAGTATCTGACTCCCGACATGGAGTAAAAAGTGCTTCCAGAGAAGTCATCAATGGTAACTTCGGCAGCAGACAAGGCATTACTATCTGAATCGTTTACCCACTCAACATAGTTTGTCACCGTTTGACCAATCGTTGATCCTGAGTGTAGAACTCTTGCATAGTTCCATCCGTTTCTCTGATCTGCTGTCCCTACTTGATACTTTCCTGTTCTGTATGTTTTCGTATAATCAGGTAGATTATTTGATGCATACTTTCCTGCATCAAATATACTCAAACTTACAAATCCCGACCCGTTGCCGTTCACTTCCGTGTCTGTTCCCGATCCTGGATTGCCTGCACCTACTGATGTGCTAGTTAGGTCGATTGTGTGAACGACTGCTCCGTTTACCTCTAACTTCAAACTTCCCAAAGCACCATTTCTGAATGAGTTAGTAACATAACTCGGAGTATTTGCACCAACATCTTCATTTAGTTCACCGTCAATGACGACTGATCCGTTGAACACTCCAGCAATGTCTCCACTGTCTAGGAAGTTCCCGTTGAGGTCGATGGCGGAGTTTCCTGTGTTTGTTGAAACATTTGAATACCCGCCGATACTCTTTGAGGCACCGAATGATAACTTCACGTCCTCACCGTTATCATTAATATCAATATCATCAAGTGCAGGTGCTTGCGATGGGGCTGCACCTGTTCCTGCACCAAAAGATACAGTGATGTCATCAACATATCCAGTCCACGATGTGTTTGCCTCTACCTTCAAAACAATGTCATCACCGTTGGCAACCCCCTTGGTGCCAAATGACATGTAGTTGGTGGCATCGAGGGAGTTGTCGAAGTTCAATACATATGCTCCCGATCCGTTAGTGGTGGTGTCATAAGTAAATGCCTGTGCAACATCCATCCATCCCGTTGTTCCCGGAATCTTTATGAATGCCTTGATTCTGCCTGAGTTCAGTGCTGTTCCTGTTGGCACTATTGTGGTGGAGTTGCCTTCAATTGTCAAAACAAGATCTCTTTTTGTTGCACCAGTGGAGTTTCTAAAATATCTATAGAATGTTCTTAATCCCGACACACCAGAATAGTTTGGATTTCCTGCGGGGGCAACACCAAGGGGTCCACCCTCACTGTCATCTCGGAAATCACCATTATTCAAAGTTGCGAGTGGTGAATAGAGTCGGGCATTATAAAACTGTAATCCATCGGAATGAGTGCCACCACCAGTCATGTGAGTTTGGGAGTTCCAAGTTCCACTATCAACATCTCCCTGATTATCGTATGAACCAGATGCGAGGCGATAAGTCTCTATCTTGAATCTCTCTCGAACTGCGGTTGAGTTACCTGAAATGTTATAAATGAGAAGACCTGTTAGGTTTGCTGTTCCCGCATTGTTGAGATCTGATTTGAGTGGGTGAGCAACATTGACCTTGGAAGTGAGTGTGCCACTGAGGAAGGTATTTCCGGAAGATGTTGCACTTCCTGTAATACTCAATACTTTCGTCTCGTCTTCACCCGCACCTGTGTTTAGTGACGGAAATGCTTGCGAGGAGATTGTACAGTTCGTGTTTGTAAATGAGATGTTCTGTGTTGTGTATACATTCTTATATGCATTGTTGACATCGACAAGGTAGTTTGCCGTTACGGAGGTGAAGTATTTCACACCAGAGAGGTATTTTGCTCCCGAGCCTGCTGCACTTGTGAATCTTGCGTTTGTTGCAGTAAGGGCATTGCTGTTATTATCGTTTACCCACTGAACATGGTTGGTTGTTTTATATCCCCAAGATCCTGAGTGTTTCACTTCTGCATAGTTCCACCCGTTTCTCTGATTTGCGGCAGCAACCTTATAATCTGCCGTTCTGTGCTGGAAGATACTGAACTTGTTTTGACTGCGATCTTGTGCAGACGAGGTTGTCGAGACATTATAAAACCCTGAACCGGCACCATTCAAGTGACTACCATTTCCGCTTCCAGGATTACCGGAACCGATAGAGTCTGATGTTAAATCAATGCTGTGGAGTAATGCTCCGTTTACGAACAACTGAAGTGCTCCTACCTCCGCATTTCCAAATGAGTCGGCAGGATAGTTTACAACTGAGTTGTCATATGTGTCTGTCGGAACATGGAAGTTTACTTCTCCGTTGATTACAGTAGCTCCGTTGAATGTTGCTCTGCGGAGATTGTTGCCAGATGACTGAACTTGGATTGTATCATTAACATCCAATCCCGCAAAACCATCAAGAGTGGTCACATTCGTATATCCTGATATTGTATTTGCTGCACCAAATGATAGTTCCGCAGAAACTCCAGTGTCGGCACAATCTATCCTCGACACATCGGGTGCCGGGGATGGTGCAAGTATCTTTAAAATTTCATTAAACCTATCGATAGAGACACCAATAAGAGTGTTGCTAGTAAAATCTGTAAAAAGTCCGTCAGCATAAGAACCATCCTCCGCATTTCCAATAGTTGTAGAACCTCCACCACCACCTCCGGTGGAGGAGATAGTTACTTGACCACCAGATCCTGTCACCAAGGTGACATTAGAACCCGCAACAAGGTATGGGTTTCCGTTTCTCAGTTTGGTTAAAGAACCTGTTAATCCAGTAGCAACGAGATTGCCAACTGTTATGTCATTTGTTGTTGTGTTGCCGTTGTCAGTTATCTGATCCAATGTTGATGCTGTTGAGATTCCAGTAAGATTAGATCCATCACCATAGAATGCTGATGCAGACATGTTTATCGATGCAGACAAGTTTCCAATGATCGTGGCGTTGCCAGTATGCGATCCATCCCATTCAGCAGTGACACCCGTCAACCCTGCTCCACTACCAACAAACGATGTCGCGGTGATGGTGGCAGAAGATGAGAGGTTCCCCTGAATGGTTGCATTTCCAATGTGACTCCCGTCCCATTCAGCAGTAACACCGGTAAGGTTTGAACCATCTCCATAAAATCCCGATGCGGATATATTCACCGATGCGGATAATCCCGCAACGGACAATGTTGATGTTGACGTTGCACCACGACTTGTTACAGATTGAAACGTATCCTTCTCGACGTAGTAAGATGCTGTCTGTGCAGTGACAACATAGGATGCCGTCTGTGCAGTGACTGCATTGGTTGCATTAGCAACAGCTCCATTGACATTGGAACCAACAACATAGGATGCCGTCTGTGCAGTGACTGCATTGGTTGCATTAGCAACTGTGCCGACGATGTTTCCGGCAGAAAGGTTCGTAAGGGAAGATCCGTTTCCTGTAAAAGAAGAGGCAGAAATTCCAGATGATGCACTAAGTTGACCGTCAATAGTAGCATTCCCGATATGTGATCCGTCCCATTCGGCAGTCACTCCAGTTAAATTGGATCCATCTCCCGAAAATGCAGAAGCAGATATACTCATTGATGCCGACAAGTTCCCGGTGATGATTGCATCTCCTGTGTGTGTTCCATCCCACTCTGCCACGATGCCCGTAAGGTTTGATCCGTCTCCGTAAAAAGACGAAGCAGATATATTCATAGATGCCGATAAAGTGCTGACTCCAAGTGCATTTGTGGTTGTTGCTCCTCTGGAAGTTACACTCTGAAAGGTGTCTGTTTCCGCATAATAGCTTGCAGTTTGGGCAGTGACGGCATTAGTAGCATTTGCAACAGCACCATCAACCCTGGAACCCTGAATGTAGGATGCTGTTGCGGCATTTACCGCACTTGTTGCATTGGAAACTGCACCAACCACACTTGATCCGAGAACGTAAGATGCTGTCAGAGAATTTGTCGCATTAGATACGGCACCATCGACATTTTCGGCACGAACATACGAGGCAGTTTGTGAGACTATTCCTGTTAAATTAGAACCATCACCATAAAAAGAGGATGCAGAGACATTAATAGATGCCGACAGGCCCGAAACGATAAGTGTGCTAGTAGTTGTTGCTCCCCTGGAAGTCACACTTTGTAGAGTATCTGTCTCAGCATAATAGCTTGCGGTTTGGGCAGTGACAGCATTAGTGGCATTTGCGACGGTGCCAACAACCCTGGATCCCTGAATGTAGGATGCTGTTGCGGCATTTACCGCACTTGTTGCATTGGCAACTGCACCATCTACACCAGACCCAAGCACATAAGATGCTGTCAAAACATGAGAAGCAGTCAAAGCAGAAGCAACTTGGCCAACGATGTTTGCAGCAGAAATGTTAGTAAGTGCCGATCCGTTGCCAGTGAAAGATCCGGCAGATATTCCAGCAGATGCAGACATTCCTGCAACATTCAAGGTGCTTGTCGTTGTTGCTCCTCTGGAGGTCACACTTTGAAGTGTGTCTGTCTCCACATAGTAACTAGCTGTCTGTGCAGTGACGGCATTAGTGGCACTCGCAACAGTTCCGTCAACCTTGGATCCAAGAATGTATGAGGCAGTCAAAGCGTCCGTTGCACTTGTCGCACTAGCAACAGTGCCACTTACTCCGGAACCCATAATATACGAGGCAGTAAGAGAATGGGAGGCAGTCAAAGCAGAGGCAACCTGTCCCACGACGTTTGCGGCAGTCAGATTTGTGAGTGAAGTTCCCTTTCCCACAAAAGACCCCGCAGAAATTGCAGAAGATGCACTGAGGTTTCCTTCAATGGTGGCATTGCCAATGTGACTACCGTCCCACTCTGCTGTTACTCCAGTTATGTTAGATCCATCTCCATAGAACTTTGATGCGGAAATATTTAAAGATGCTGAAATGCCCGTGGCGATAATGGTGTTAGTAGTTGTTGCTCCTCTGGAGGTTACACTTTGTAACGTATCAGTTTCCGCATAATAACTTGCAGTTTGGGCAGTAACGACATAACTTGCCGTTTGTGCCGTAACAGCATTGGTTGCGTTTGCGACTGCTCCAACGACATTGGCAGCAGAAACATATGAAGCTGTCTGTGCCGTAACAGCATTAGTCGCATTGGCAACTGCTCCGAAAACATTTGATCCCAAAACATGGGAAGCAGTCAGTGCGTTTGTTATAGATCCTGTCAAAGTTGCGGAAGAAGCAATTGTGATCGCATTCGTACTTGAATTGAGGGTAATGTTGCTTCCTGCAACAAGAGACTTGAATCGCAACTCTTTTCCAACTTTTCCAGAAAATAAACCCTCTCCACTCCCAATATTGCGGCCGGTATTGGCCTCACCGTCACCTGTTACGAAGTTTGCATTATCGCACAGCTCGGATGTGGTCATGTCAATTATTTTTCCATCCACTTTCTGTTTCGCAAGTCGGAACACTCCCTCTCGGGCCCGGATGCAGGTTGCAACAACCTCAAACTTTTGCCCCACTTGGCCGAAAAGTTGTCTTGGTTGACCAACTGTTGTGATTTCATAGAGAACCTTGCCGTATAGAACAAAGTCACCCTCTCTTACAAAGAGGTTCTGATCTTCTGCTAGCCTCCTCTTGTGAAACCTTACTGTAATCTGCGATCTTCTATCTATACCAAGATTTGTATAGGTTGTGTCCGATCCCTCCCACGATACAGCAGCAAAAATTCGCATTGGTGGAAGGAAAGTCTTATTTACTGACTCACCGTACAGATCATGAAAGTTGCTGTGGCCGACACTAACAGGAAAATAGACAACTTGCTGACCGATTACTCGTTCGAGCATCTCGTCGTTGACCTGCTTTACCAAGTCTGTTGATTTTTGCCCCGTGAAGAGTGGTGGTGGTGGATTTAATGGACGTTTGGAAATTTCGTCACACACCACAGGGGTGTCTCCCGAACCTCCTGTAGAGGTGCCTGTGCCGTCCAAGACATTAATCTCGTTTAAGGGGTCGCAAGGAGCAGCAGTTAGTCTCGGATCAGTTGGGTCGGACTCTACCTTCTTGCTTTCGGGGAAAACACCGTCGCGGGCCCGGATACACGTTGCCACAATCTCAATCTGAGAATCTATTTGCCCGAATAGGGGTCGAGGCTGCCCCAGAGAGGTAATTTCATAATGATGGTTTCCATATAAAACAAAATCCCCCTCTCTTACAAAAAGATTCTGATCTTCGGTGATCCTTCTTTTGTGAAAATGAATTGTTATAGATGACTTTTTATCTAATCCAAAATTATTTGCAGTCGTCTGTTCTGCTTCCCTCTCGACATAAGCACTAATCTTTACGGGAGGAAGAAAACTCTTACTTACTGCCTCCCCATACAAAGAGTGGTAGTTGCTGTGTTTAAGACTGATGGGATAATAAACAACTTCGGACTTTATTACTCTTTCGGTGAGTTCATCCGTTACTTGCTTTACAAGGTCTTTTTCTTTTTTCCCTGTGAACAACGGGGGTGGAGGAGCTTCCGGTTGTTTCCAGATGTTATCGTTATCTGACATCTAGACCTCCTATCCGACGAATATGCTTAATGGTATCTTTTCTTGAATGGCACTCACGTTGCTGACCAACTGAGCATCTCCCTCCATGAGTTTCCCGTAGGTCATCTCATCAAGGATGGTTTTCATCTCTTCCCTAAGTTGGTTCTGCTCTTCTTTGGATTGATTAATTAGATCTGTCCCGTTAAGAGTCACCGACTCTCCTGGAATTGGTATGTTTCCGAATTTTCCCCTAACATGGCCAAGAGTCTCCTTACACAAAGAAAGGGCAAATCTCCTAATCCACTGTTTTCCTATAGAGTTTATATTCTTGTAGGGTATGTTGGAGAAGGGAAGGGTGTTCATGTTGTTGATGCCATCCAATCCAACATCGGCGTTCTCAGTTGTTGTCCAAGAGTCCCCTGGTATTGAAAATTCTACCCACATCTTTGTTGCGATTGAGGGACTGGGGGTTGGAAACAATCTTAATTTATTGTTTCTCAATTCGTATGCATAGTGGCTTGTTCTCGTGTAAATGGTGTCCTCGTAAGACATTGCTTGCAATTTATTTTGCCAAGTTGGGACTATCTCAAACGTACTGTCATCAGCATACTGCCCGTAAGTTGACATATTCCCGACAACACCAACACCACCATAGTATCCGTAAAATCTCCACATAGCATTCTTGGTTTTGTAATAAACCTTCTTTATTAGAACCTTCTTGTTGCCAACAGATCCTGAATGAAGTGCATTTGAAGAAATGAGACTCTGTAAATCGTAATCTTGCTGACCGCTCTTCACATCAAACGAAGCTGAGTAGACAGTGTTGTTTCCTCCCACGTTTGCATCTTCGGAAATTCCATCTGCGACCCTTCTCGCATATGCAAAGTCAAACGAGGGATACTTGAGAGAAACATGAGTTCCCTCAAGACTTGAGGATAGTGGACCGGCAATCATATTACCCTTATGATCAAAGGATCCTGTTGTATTGCCGAGAACATCTGAAAGTATGTTCTTGCTCTGGTGAATGTTGACCAAGTATGAATACTCCAGACATGCTTCTTCATACGCAGCATACACATTTTCCTCTTTTATTTCTATGTCGAGAACATCTCCACCTAACTTTCTATAAACGTATGTAACTTGCGATAATGCACCGGAAATGAAGTGATCTGTATTATATGCTCCAGTAGCAAGAGCACCAACGACCTTCGATGCCGTTCCTGTAACTGGTAGTACAGAAACACTTGTTCTGCTTTTTGGGGTTAGTGTGGGTAGTGCCATTTCATGAGTCCTCCGCGGATGTATTCAAAATAAGTAGTTTTTTTTATTGGAAATAGAAACAAAAAACCCCATCACTAGGACGGGGCTTTCTGAGATTTGTTTATTTAGTGTTATTATTAACCTAACATGTCTTCAATAACAACCAAACCGTACATATCTGGACGTACCATCTTCTTGGCATAACGTGTCATCACACCTTTTCTTGGTACGAAATCTTCAGTACCGAAAATGGTGGGAGTCACTTGCAATGGAACATAAGGGGCATAAACATATCCACTTTCGAGGAAGCTACTGCCTTTACGTCCAACCAAGACGACATTACGAGGGAAGTAAGGATCAACATAGATCTCCAACTTGCTGCTCAAGCTGCCGACGTTGACAGCACCTGCGGTGCCTTTGTCGTCATCATGAGAAACTTTTGCTTTGAAACCAGCGGTGAACTCAAGGATGTTAGCTGCTTCTGGTGAAACCACCAAGAAGTTAGCACCACCCTTTAAGGTCTTGCGATGGATTTGAGCAGATACGTCGTTGATGGTTTCGAGAAGAGTCTCGTACCACTCACTGACAGTACCAGTAAAATCACCACCTAAGAGGTTGGCGTTGGCATCAATACCACCAGAACTCCAATCTTCGATGGCAGCACCAGTATCACGATTTACGAACTTACCAGGACGACGGGACCAATGATACTTACCTGCGGTAGCACCACGGACCAAATCACCCAAGATTTCTTGATCAATTTCCAAACCGATATGCTCGGAAAGGACGTTGGTCAATTCAACTTCGGCGTCGAGGTTGTGATAAGCATTCAAGTCTTGTCCTAATTCTGGAGTCCACTTTGCTTTCAACTTGCGAGTTTGAGCAGTAACAGCAATACTGTCTACTTTGATGTCAATCTCTGCAATGTCGTTGTTGACACCAGTGTTGCCAGTGGTGTCAGTACCTTCAAGACCCCACGGAGTGGAACCAACTAAGGCACCAGTAGCACCACCAGTAGTGATGTTATCCAATGAGGGGTAGGTCATGACACGAGTACCAGCACTGGTAGTAACGGCACCTGCACGAGCACAAATGAAACTAATCTCAGTAGCAGACAACTTCTTCGTCAAACGACGAATGACAGTTCCACCATTGGTGGCAGTAACAAATTCTGCTGCTCTCAAGTTATTCAAGTCAAGATCAGATGCACCAGTGATTTCGCACTTCATTTCAAAAACGTGAGTAAAGGGTGCTCCACTCAACAAGTCAGCATCATGGTCAAGACGTTTCTTGTGGGCATCAGTCAATGATGCAATTGCTGTACTAGAACCGATATCGGCACCGGCAGCAATCGTAACACTCAATGAACCCGTAGGTGCGGAATAACCATTATTAAGGTTATAAAGACCCTTTTCTGCGTTGGCACCAGTCAGATCAACACCGTCAACGATGCCTTTACCGACTTTACCACCACCATAAAGTGAGTTGTTTTGATCACCTTTTGGACCAAGCTTATCATTGTCAGTCTTGGTGAAATCCAAGAAGAAGATAAGACCGGAAGGCAAACTCATAGGTTGTACCGACACTAAGTCGTTAGCAATCAATCCACCGAATACACGACGAACGATTGGAAATGCGACTGCTGCGAAACCTTCTACGTCACCACTGGACATAGCAGATGCTTCACGAAGCAGTTCCTTTGCTTGATTCTCTAACAATGTTGCCATTGAATCTTTGTTGCGGTCTTTAAGACCTTCGAGAAGACCAGAGGCTTCCCATTTTGAACGAATTGCAGCTCCCTCTGCATTGAGGTTACGATCTACAATACCTTCAGTTAATTTTTCTAAAATAGACATTTTAAGTATCTCCTGTTTTGTAGTTTATTTTATCCCTGCCAAGGCTTTCCACCTTGTAGCGACAGGCATTTGATTATCATTGTTGGTGTTTTTGCGAGAAACCATCTTTTGGTTGTTTCTGCTCGTAACCTCACTCAAAGTTTGAGGAGTACGAGAGCTGCCAGTACCAACGGCACTTTGCAGTGTTTCATAAACGACCTTTGCCTCTTCAGGCGTGTTGGTTTCCCTGATTGCACCAACAATTTTCTCTTTCTGCCGCTCATTCAGGGAGCTGACTTCTAAAGTTTTGTTGGTGTAGACAAGTTTTGCGTTTTGCAAAAGCAAGTCTTCGAACACTTCGTTTAGTTCTTGAAGTGTTCCCCTTAGTTTCTCATTTTCTTCAACGATTTTTGCGTTGGAAGTTTTGAGGTTTTTATTATCATTTCCTAGAGTATTAATTGACTCTTGGAGTTTGGTAAATTCGTTTGCGAGGTTTAGATTTTCGTTCTTTTCTTCATCATCGTCATCGGTGACTTCACTATCTTCATCTTCAACTCTCTCTTCTTCGAGTTCTTGTGCTCGTGCCATTGGTTCCGTGTCTTCCATTGGTGGCATCTTGTGCTGATCAGACACCTTCATCTCTTCTGCTTTCACCTTTGGCTCCTCTTTTTCGTTGAGGGCAGAAAGGATCTGTGCGACAATATCATCTTCCATGAGTTCATCTTCCTCTTCCTCTTCGTCGGGTGGCAGATCTCCAAGGGCAGTCTCAGTTGACTCCATGTCGTCGATGCTGGATTCCTCATCGGATGCCAGGTCTGCCAGGTCCGAAAGATTAATTTCGATCTCCTCGTCCTCTTCGGGACATGCACAAGTGTTCTCTCCTGCTGTTGCGGCGAGTGGCATATCATCAATGGGGTTCACAGATGTGGCATTATCCATATCTATCTCTGCCTCCAAAATGGCATCAATACCCTTCTTAACTTCGTCAGAATACTTCTCAATGATTGATTTTTCAGCAGTTTTCATTGCAGCCTCTCTAAGTGCTTTGGCATCAACGATTGCTTCTTCTAATAGTGTGCTCATGTGCGGATCTCCTTGGAAATAATACTATACCTTGTAAATAGTAGGATAATAACACAAAAGTCCTTTTTACAAAAAAAAACCCGACTCACAAGGAGCCGGGTTGGTAATTTTATTATTTTTTACTTATCTATTACTCTTCAGCAGCAGCAAACACTGAGGAATGCCATTCTCCGTTCTCGCAAAAATAGAACTTATTTGCAGTATCGAAGTTGTCTGCGGCCTTATAGTGGATCGCACTCGTGCCAGATCTGGTGTATGCTCTTCTCAAGTAGATAATTCTACCGTTGTAAGTACCTGCATCCAGATTAGTTTGGTTCGACAACCCTTCTAGGGCAGCTTTACCGTTGAGAGTGCCACCGTCTACGTTGTACAATCCCAAAGCACCACCGATGTGGACAACTTGGTTTTCATTCGCGAAGGCACCATCTGCGTAAGTAGTGTTACTGCCGTACATGGAGCCAAGAGTAGCAATTCTACTTGTACTACCGGAAAGGTAAATACTTTCCTTAGCATAGATACCACCTTGAGTCTGAATTGCACCAGTGTCGTCACCAGTTGCAGCAGCAGTACTTGCGAAAGTTACCGCAGCAGCAGAAGCACCGAAGTCAGCACTGTTAGCATCAAATGACAACATAACATTACTGTTTACCGTCAAGTCAATACCACCAGCAGCATTGTTTGCATGAAGAACGACTGAATCAGGTTGAGCTTCAGCAGAAGTAATGTTTATCCCAGCTGATGCATCAATATCTAACTCACCAGCATCGATATCAACGATGGAAGCGGCATTTGCGTCACCGTCAATATGGACAGCAACACCAGATTCATGATCACCTTTGATAACAACCTTGTCGTCAGTACCCGTTGCCAGAACCGTAACATTACCAGCAGTTGACTGAAGGATCATGTTTGTTCCGGAGGTTACTGTTGTCGCACCGGATGAATTGAGGTTTACTGTAGCACCGTCCATATCGAGGATTGTAGTAGCAGCAAGTTCAAGTTCACCATCAGAATCAATGTCCAATTGACCATCAGCAGAAGAATAAATCTTCAAACCGGAATCACGGAATTGGAGTTCTGTTGCAGCAC